AATTAATCGTAAATACATTGAATCATATGGTCCTGATTTTTTGAATACTGCCGGATTCATTAAGACTAATTTTTATACCGGAATTTTAGTTCCTTCAAGTTTGGCAGGGGACGCTGAAATTCCTGAGGGACAGAAAAATCTTCCAGATCCACAAAATACAGGTATTCACCAAAGGTCTTCTTTCATACAGGCAGCTCTTTCGCCGGGCAAAGATTATTATTATAGGATGAGGTCAGAGTATGTTCAGTCTAACAATAGTTCCACTTCTGATATTATCGGTTCAATGTATGTGTATGCTAGCGGGACTTCGAGTTTAGGCACAGAGGTATCTAATCAGGTGTCTACCGGATTAAGTGATACCTCGACCGAATTTACCGATGCCAGAACAGCTATTCCAGCTACGGCGAAACCAGCTTTTAAGGTTCCTTTAGAAGATCAGGCAACTAATGTCAATTTAAGCGGAGAGTTCATTAAAGGCCTTGTAAATGCGGGTATGGTAAATCAAACAAATGGCGTAGATATGGTTGTTGGAGCAGTAAACCCTACTATTGCAGATTACCTGATGGTAGCTAACACAGGGGCTTATGCAGATAATTTTACCGGCGTACAGTTTCTTTTACGGTCAGATTTTACAGTAGGAGGAGAGGGGGGCGCTATAGGCGCCAATACTTTTTATAAAACTACGACACCACCAGAAAACATAGATCCCACTATGGTGACTCCAGCGATCCGGACAGGCTTTCAGCTTTTAACTGGGGTTGTAAACCCAGCAGATTCTCCCGGGGGAGGTGGGAACCCTAATTTGTTCAAACCAATTGCCGAAACCCCCACCGTTCTTATCCTGCAGGATAGTTCAGCAGTGGTGGGACAAGGGGGCGCGGGGGGAGATGGCGGATATACCAGAGTTGCACAAACAGCTTCCAACAAAGTTAAGTTGTCAGGCACCGCTGGAGGGCCTCAGACTGAGGCCCATCAGAAAGACAATAGATTCACTATAGAGATTGGAGTAGAGAAGTTTATCAACTCTACGGAGGGTTACGAAGGAGGGGATGCTCTCTATGTCTCTCATCCATCTATTGATAAATTTTCTATCCGCAAAGACTATAATGCTAAAATTTTCGCAGGGGGAGGTGGAGGGGGAGGTGGAGACCGCTTTAAGGTGGAGAAGATGTTTTCAATGTCCACTTCAAAGCAAGGCAGCGAGAATTCTGCGAGAAGTAAATACATTAAGTCTCACGGGTCCACAGGCACAGACTTTTTAGGTAGCGAATGGACGCTAGGCACTTACACCCAAATTACTACTGCGGGAGATGTTAGGCTTTACAATCGTGGTGGTGCACCGACTTCCTATGGCGCTTGGGTGGGCTTTGGGACCAAATATTATAGAAACTTTGACTTAAGCGACTATATGGGAATCCATAAAGGGGGCGCTGGAGGAGGAGGGGCAGGTTTTAAAGAGTCAGCGGGAGGACTACAGATTGGCTTGGTTTCCATCGACAGTGTGATAAAGGAGAGTAGTAAAGGGGGTTATAACCGTATAGGAAAAGGAAACATTATCTTAAGGATAGGCGGAGAGGTGGATTTAAGAAATTCTTATGGGGGAGACGGGGGAAATTATGGACAAAAAGGCGCCACGGGGCAGTCTTTCACTAAAGAATTGTTACAGATGCCTTTTCTTTTGGTGGATGAAACGAAGGGGCGTGAAGGGGGGGTCGGAGGAAAAGCTATTAGAACCATCAGTACGAATACAAATTACACCATGAGTAATTATCGTGGAAAACTTTTAGCTTTAACCCCATCAATCACGCCTATTACGAATATCTCCGGATTGGTAGGATATTTTGAGGCAGGCAATAAAAGTTATAATACGGGAACGACCGAAGCTACCAATGACGAGAGCGTTGAGAAATGGGTATCTATAAATGATCCTAATGTTTATTTATCGCAAGGAACGGCAAACAATAAGCCCCGCCTGTTTCATCAAACAATAAATGATCAAACAGTAGGAACGGGAACACTTCTTGCTCGGTCTGCCCCCGTGTGGATAGACGGTGCGTATTTTAATAGACAAAAATTTATCTATTTCAGCCCCAAGTTGAGCGATCAGATCGAGTATATGTACCTTTATGGAGCCACCGCAAACTCAGCAGCACAAGGAGATATCCAAATTAACAACACAGGAATTCCTTATGCAGCAGGGAATGCTATAACAATTGATATTCATCCTATAGACTTTTCTATTTCTGCTGGAAGGGTTATTAAGTTTAGAGGAGGTTCTGAATTCCAATTAACCTCTGGGGTTACTTACAGTGATCCCAATCGGATTACCCAATTAACGGGTAATTTGTCAGGAGAAGCTTTAACTAATGGTGCTCGCGGGTACTACCGACTGTCCTCACTAATGGAGGGTTTTGATATTTTTTATGTTATGTATCCAAACAAGTGGTTTAGGAATGGCAATTTTACTGCAAATGCGAGTGCAGTGGGTCCTAACAGCAAAGATGCCAGTTACCAAACTGGTTGGGTGGATTTTTCATTACCTACACTCACTCCCAATACGTGTTACAATCTTGAGAACCAAGAAATGGCGGATAACACAGGTCTTGGGCGCGCCCCCTATTACTTCGGATTTGCAGATCGGGGTTTTCCATCGGGCGCGATAGGAGTGATCCCGCAGCGAGCGTGGGTATATAATTTGAGCGGCGAGTCGTTAGGGGGAAATTTGCGTTTAACTGCTCGCAACGATGGCAATAAAGTGTCCACAAATACATTTTTGGGGGATTATTTTACTTTTAATTCTTCTGGGGCTGTTGTGATTGGAGGTAGCCGAAAGATAGGGGGGTCTACCGTCGATTTTGGTTTTCGTGGAGCAATCGCCGCGATAGTTATTTTTAACAGAAAGTTGAGCGGCCTCGAAAACCGAAAGGTATTGGGTGTTTTATTTAATAAATACATGAGAACAAAAGCTGCTACCGCTTCAACTCCGACGGGCATTAGTTATCAAAACAAGCCGTCGGATTTGACGGGTTTAGCTGGTCAAATATTTTTGACTTCATAAAAATCATGGCAACCGAAGCACACAATAAATCAATAATGGACCTTTTACCTGACACACTCATAGAGTTGTTTGAGGTTGAAGTAGGAGGGACAGTAGGAATCAAAAAATTTCATGCAGGAAAAATTATTGACAAAGACATTATTTTGGGGGGGGTTAAGTATTATTGTCTTCCCATTGAGGCGACCGGATTTGAGTCGAAGGGGGACGGCACGTTACCGAGGCCTAAATTAATCGTATCTAATCCGGACGGTCTTATTACAGAGCTAATCAAACAAGAGGGCGATATGATAGGGAACGTTTTTAAAAGGATAAGAATTTTTTTAAAATTTATAGATGCTGTTAATTTTCCTGAAAGCGTGAATCCTTTTGGTAACTCTGATCCTGATTCACGTTTTGATGACGATCTTTATATTTTTAATCGCAAGACATCTGAAAATAAATATTTTGTGGAATTTGAATTGGTTTCCCCGCTAGAAGTAGAAAATTATAAACTTCCGTCGCGTATTATGGTTGCTAATTATTGCCCATGGAAGTACAGGGGTATTGGGTGTCGCTATGGCTCTAGAGACGACTATACTGGGCCTACTACCAATTTAGAAAGCAAAGAGGGGGGCGCAAAGCTGCAATCTGTTGATTTTTTTCCTAGGAGAGAAGCGGTACAAAAGATTATAGTATCTAATGCTGGAAGCGGTACTGCGAAATTTAAGATTAACAGCCCAGTCTATAGCACCGGAACCGCTATCCAGCTGTCGGGCTCCACAGTTGGTGGCCAAGGGTTAGTGGTGGGATCAGGGACATCGTGGACAGCAGAAATGGTTGGTCGACAGTTTATTTTTTCTGGTGGTTCTGGTAGTTCGGGGTATATAACCGCGTGGACAGATGCTACCAATATGGAGGTTAGTGTGCCTCGGCCGGGCGGAGTATCACCAGCGGAGACCTATTATATTGGAGCGTATGCTATAGGAGATCACAGCAGCTCTCCCGGAATAACGGTAGATGCGCTTCCTCTCGCGTTAAAAGTTGGCGATCAATTAGTATTTATTAATCAGGGGGTTTTGACCTTGACTACTGATGCGACAGCAGGTGCCACTATAGTATATGGTACTGTTGCCACTACTGTACTACCGGACAACGAGATAGCTTCTCTGAGCTATTCTGTAGGCGATTATTCTTCGCCTGATGGTATCAGCGTAGAAGCATTACCGCGTTCTATCAAGTTCGGTCAAACCATTAGTTTTCGGAGGGGGGTCCTTTTTACACTAAACGCTGATGCTAGTGAAAATGATCAGGAAATTTTTGGTGACTTGGTAGGGGGAAGTGTAGGCACGGCCGCGGAGGGTGCCATTGCGGACTCTTCTGGTTTTGCCGTTGTAGATTACCGTGTGCAGGGAGTGCCGGTAGCGGATGCAAGAGATAGAAGGTTCGATGATCTTAATAATGACTTTGGGTTAACTGGAATGCGTTGGGTTTATGAATATAATCCTACTATCTCTGATATTGCTTTGAATGCAGCAGTGGGCGCTTCAACGGTTTCAAGCTCTTCTAACGCTCTTGAATTATCGGTTGTTGATATTCCGGAAGATATTAACCCTAAGCGTACCGTTACACTCTTTGATAGCGGAGGGTCTGAAATAGGAGTATTCAAGGTAGCAGCTCTTACGTTAAAAACCGTTACAGTGAAGTTGACCGCAGAGGTGACTGACGCTGATACCGTTACTGCAAATGGTGCGGCTGCTAGCGGCGCTCTTTCAATGACGGTATCTAGTATTACGGTAGATATAGGTATAGGAGTAATTATAACCTTTAGTGGTGGTTCTACGTTTATGTTGACTTCTGCAGCTTCGGTTACGGACACTACTCTTACTGGCATTTTGACAGGTGATGTAGAAAACCTAGAGACGGGGAGGATAAGCAAAGCTGTTCCCCTAGAGCGAATCCCCGTATCTTTTAAAAAAGGAGAGATCATTACTTTCGGGGCCAGCCAAACAGTTAAATTGATTCAAGATGCGGCTCTTGGAGCAGAGTCACTATTGGGCACTGTTACCACAGCGTCTACCATTGCGGACGGAACCTCTGGCACACTAAGAACTACAATAAAGGGGGCATTGGACCTAACAACAGGTAGTTCGATAGCGGCAGATGTCACCGCAAAAGTGGGTTATGTCAAGGGGGACGTCGTATCTATCAGTTCTTTTAATAATGAGCCCGTGGCGCTTTTTGTTTGCATTAAGGATCATACATCGTTTAAGGATCCGCGCTTTAAGAAAGAATACTGGATAGAGGATCAGTGCAGCAAAACCTTAAATGGGTGCAAAATGCGTTTTGGCGAATATCATCACCTCCCTTTTGGGGGGTTTCCATCTATTGAAGCTTACCGATATACCAATTAGGCGTGATTTTTTAAGTTATATTCAGCGCATTTCTTCTTTTTATAGAAAAGAAATATGTGGGGTAATTTCTAAAAACTCTTTGTTTTTTGTCAAAAACTCTTCTTCTGAGCCTTTCCAGACTTTTTATATTGATCCGGTTAAATATTTAGACATCTCTAAAGAAAAAAAAATTGATTTTTGTTTTCATTCACATCCTGAAAGCTGTTGTGCGCCAAGTGCTGCCGATATAGAGCTTTCAGACAATGCTTTGATACCTTTTTTAATTTTTTCTTGTCCAGAGAAGAGATTTGGGCTATATAGCCCCAATAGTCAAGAAACGATTTATTTTTTTATTTAAAAGTGTATAATGTAGGTATGATATCTGTTTCCATAGAGGGTCGTGCTGGCCAAATGCTGGGTAAAAACTGGCGCCTTCAGGTGGGAACTGTTGGAGAGGCTGTGAAGGCTCTGCGGGCAAACGCTGGGGACCTGTTTCATAAGGCCTTAAGGGTTTCTGCTGGTTACGTATTAGTGGTAGACGGGGTTCCTGTTGAGAGTCAGGGTTGTTTTTTAAAAAAAATTAAAAAAAGTTTATGCTTTATTCCTGTTTTAGGAGGAGGGGCTGTAATTATTCCTGCTATTTTCGAGGCGATTTTTGTGGCTTTAGAGGTATATATGGCTTCTACAATTGCGACCGTGTTGGCGTATGTTATTGTTGTGGCTGTGGTAGCTTTGGTTGTTTATGGCATTTATACCCTTATTATGTACTTAAACCAAGATGGCCCAGATCTCCCGGGAGGCAAAGCAACAAGCAGTTTTTTATTTAGGGGGCCAGAAAATGTAGCGGCTCAGGGGCAGGTGGTCCCTGTGGCTTATGGCCGCATGAAGACGGGATCCAAGGTTATTTCAGTTTCCTCTAGCAGTGTGGATCGCTCAATATGGGACGACAACAAGATGGGTGTGTTTGGGGAGACGGTTGTTCGACGGTCTCCGTTGGTTCCCTCTCGAGAAATGGGAGGAGGGTCCGCTAGAACTATGTTGATAAAGGCTATTCCAAAACAATAAATGACAAATATATCCATAGAAGGGCATTTGGCTGAAGTTGTGGGACCTAAGTGGCAACTGAAAGTGCGTAATTTTATTGAGCTGTTTAATGCTATAGAGGCTAACACTCATAAGCTGCGAGCTTATTTGAATGGGTGCACTGGCAACTATTGGGCTATTTTTGTTGATGGTGAAAAAGTTGACCCTGACTCTTTTTTGTTTCAAAATATAAAAGATAGATCTGTTAAAATCATCCCTGTGTTGGCAGGTGGAGCTACAACCATAGCGGCGGCTATAGTTACTGCTATAGGTGTTGAGTCCGCCTTTGTGGCTATGATTTTAGAGTTTGTGATATCAGCTATTATATCTATGGCTATTTCTTTTGGTTTGAGTATGCTTATGGCTAAGCTAATGAAGCCAGATGATCCGCAGGCCGCTAACACAACCTCTTTCCTTTTTGGTTCCCCTGAAAATGTTGCTTCTCAAGGTAATGTAGTGCCAGTAGGATATGGTAGGCTTAAGGCGGGGGGTAATGTTATTTCGGTTTCATCTAGTAATGTAGATCGCTCAATATGGGACGACAACAAGATGGGTGTGTTTGGGGAGACGGTTGTTCGACGGTCTCCGTTGGTTCCCTCTCGCGACATGGGAGGAGGGTCCGCTAGAACTCTGTTGATAAAGGCTATTCCGGGGGTATGATAGAAAAAGATATATAAAAATGGTAGGAGACGAACTAAAATCTACTAAGCCTATTGCAGATGGTGATAACCTCACGGCAATTGATGCTAATCTGAACGACGCGGGAAATAAGGGGGGCGACGAAACACTCGAGCCTTCTACCCCCAACTTTGGTACAGCCGGAACTGCCGGGATCGGTGGGAGGGATAACCAGACAGTAGTAGTAGGAAGATTACAAGGTTTATCAGCAGATGAATCTAATGAAAATAGCACAACAAGTGCTCCTTTAGAAGAGACCCGCGAGTATGAGGCCCCTCGTTCTTTAGAGGGGGTTATTACGGCCGGAGACCAGAACAAGGGGCTTACTTCTAATGGGGCTGTTTTAGACAGGTTAAACAGCCTAACGCAAGGGCAGATTTGTCCTTTTATTGAGCCAAACGATGTTTCACAACCTTCAACTGAGAAAGGACAGACCTCAAAGCTTGAATCCGTTGGCGTTTATAAGACTATTGACTTAATTTCAGAAGGGCCGATAGCGGGTCTATGCGACGCAAAAGGTAATTTAATACCCATTATAGAGGGAGACGCGCCATCGAACGAAAATATGCTGAAAGGGGTGTATCTTAACGATGTCCCAGTGATCAATACATACGGGGGTACCCTTAATTTTCAACGGATTCATTCTGAAATTAAATATGGAACTTTGTATCAGGGGCTGTTACAAGACCATAAGCAAAAATCTCTTTCTTTTTTACGGTCTTCACAAACTTTTAATATTGGGTTAAGCCTTCCGGGACAGAATCAAAAACAGACTCAAGCATTTATGCAGGGGGATCATGATGCGAGTTGGTATACAGCCACAGCAACCAACCCATATAAAAGTCCATGGGAACAAGGTTTCTTTGCCGTTTTAACGAAACCCGGATCCACAATGCAAACGAGGGAGGCGTCATGGAACAGCAGAAAGCCGAAGAACAATCAGGATGAAGACAATTTTGATACTACTGGTACTCAAGTGAACTACAGCCACCTATATCCAACCAGCATTTATTCAGATACGTATGGAGGTACAGTAGATGGCGACGATGGACCAGAAAAGAATGTTGCGAACCAAGTGATAACTGTCGGGCCGAGTGCTAACGCCGTTTCCGTTTACACACATACTCGGGGTATGAATGAAAGTATGGTGGGTCGTATGAAGAGGGTCTTTAGGGAGCAGCCAGTTGTTTTTCATCATGCCATCACTAACGATAATGTTTCGGATATTGAAATTTCCGTGGTTGTCGATAGCCTTCATTTGAGGAAGATGAAACCATCAGCATCGAAGGATCCCATGAATAACACTATATTTTTCCTTTTCAGGATAGGGTATGAAGATAGTGCAAGATTGATTGGTGAGGGGGGTGATACTTTTTATGCGATGGCTCCTGTTTCTGGGTTATGCACCTCTTCGTACCAGAGGGCTTATACTTTTCCGTTACCAATAGCGGCAGCAGATAGAGATCGTAGGGTTTCCGTTTGCGTGGCGAGTGAGGAGCCTACGCCACAAGCGAAAGCCATAGGGGCTGTACAGCGAGCGGGTGGTGTGGCAACCGTAACGGAAATTATTGAGGCTCCACTTACTTTTCCCCACTCGGCTCTTATGGCTAGTTTAATTGATGCTCGTTCTTTTGCAAGGGTCCCTAAGCGAACTTATGATATGAAATTGCTTAAGATTAAGATCCCGGCTAATTATGATAGTGAAAATAGGGAGTATTCTGGCAATTGGACAGGTCAATGGGCTCCTCATAAACAGTGGAGTGACAATCCTGCATGGGTGTTTTATGATATGATGACGAGCCGGAGGTATGGGTTACAAAAATATGGTTTTGGAGACAATATTGTGGATAAGTGGAATTTATATTCTATTGGTAAATATTGTGATGAACTGGTAGAAACTGGGTGGCGTCCCGCTAATATTCCGTTAAGCTTTTCTATTGATCCGAATGGTGCAGTTGTTTCTATTACTGACACAACCAAGCCAGAATCAGTACTGAGGTCTCTTTTCCCTGAAGGCAAAATAATTTCTCTCTATAAGCTAAAAGATAAAGACGGTGTGGCTACTAATAGGGGTTATCGTAGACGTGTGGGCGCTGGCACTTACGATACAGCGAAGAAAATATTTAGCTTTTCTATTCATAAAATTATTAATCCAGAATATATTTTTGAAACTTATAAGGGCTTGCGCGGCTTGTGGTACGACGACAATAATCGATTAAGTAGTGACGACAGATTAACAGCGCGGGCGTGGGTTTATCAATATTTGCGCAAAGAGGCTGCTAAAAATAGTGCTAGTGATGTAGTTAACGATTATACAGCTGGCTTTTCGCTAGGGTCTACGGTTAGAACGGGCGTTGCTGTAGAGGAGTCTAATATATACAAGCCTGTGCTGGAACCTCGTTTTTCTACGAACGTTTACTTAGATAGGGAACAAGACGCCATGAATTGTTTGAATGATTTGGCTGCTGTTTTTCGAGGTATGGTTTATTGGAATAGCGGCTTTGTGTTTATATCTAATGATCAGTTTAGAGAGCCCGTTATGCTTTTTAATAATTCTAGTGTGAGGGATGGGGTTTTTACCTATACCGGAAGTGCAAAATCTACTCGTTTTACTTCTGTCTTGGTTAGATATAATGACGCATACGATAACTATAAACCAAAGGTCGAGTATGTCGAAGACGCCGCTTCTATTCGTCAATACGGACATCTGGAGAAAAAAATTGTGGCGCTTGGCACTACCTCTCGGTCTCAAGCTTATCGGTTAGGAAAGTGGTTTTTGTTCACTAATCAGTTAGAAACGGATTTAGTTCAGTTTAAAGCGGGAGTCGAAACGACCTATTTGCGTCCCGGAGATGTTGTTAAAATTCAAGATAGCCTAAAAAATACAAAAAGATACGGGGGGCGTCTTAAGGCGATCAACCCAAGAGACTATCAGTTAACATTAGATAAGGGGGTTTATGAAGATGTTGTGGGTCAAAAAATTACTTTAATTGTGCCTTCAGAATCAAAAGCAGTCGCCGCCTTAAATGAGGAAGCTCAAGTACAGCTAGAAGGCGGTGACTTTACAGGCATACCTCAAGAAAAGATAGACGAGACTCGAGCCACTCAAATTCAACAGTTTACTATAGCGGCTGTGAGTGGCAGCGATGCCAACTCGGGAGGAGCTCAAAATGATCTGATTACAGTGGAGGAGACAGAGGATTTTAGTAAGGTTGCAGTTGGTACAATATGGTCTATGCAAAATACCTCCACAGACACCAATGTTACCGAGGTGACCTACAGGGTATTAAACGTTACAGAAGAAACTGCGGGAGAATATGCGGTAACGGCGATGATGTATGAGAGTTCTAAGTTTGGAGCGATTGATGAATCCCGAGATTTGACCCCAACCCAACAGTCTGCATCTCCTTCAACTCCAGATGGTCCGGTTATTGGGGCGATAGATTGGGATTGGTCTCTTGATCAGACGAAATTTGATGTAGTTGAACCCGACCCAGTGTCTACAGGCGACAAGATTCCGGAAGGAGATAGCGGGGCATCAGATAATGACTCAGGATACGAGGAGCCGACTGTTAAGGTTAAAGTGAGCATAGACTTAAGTACTGTTTTAGAATCTTTGCGCATGCAGTTGTTGGGGATAAACTATTTGAGATATGCGGAGGAACAAGGAGTGGATGTCCTGAATGTTGATTGGCACGCAGCTCCGAAGAACGGAAATATAATGATTGACGTGGATATCTCCGGGGACTATAGCCACGATGAAGTATATTGGCGTTTTAAGGTGAATGGGTATGGCAGGATCTTTAAGCAAACAACCGGAAAGGCGACTCTTAATAAGGGCGCTGTTATTCTTGATTGGGCGGTCGGAACTATGAGATACACCGACGGTACTTTTATTGAAAAAGACCGATACAAAAAAATATGGTTATGGGTTCCCGCAGGTACACGACAGCTCTCGATCAATGTTAGACTTCAGGACTACACAGGTAGGGTGACTGATAGCAGTAGTCAAATAGTTCCAATACCCTAAAGTAATAACAAATGCCTAAGTTTATTAAATTCGAAGACGATGCGATTTTTCCAAATATTGGGAAACCTTTGCAGGTTTCAGGATTTTATTTGACCAATGAGCCAAGCGACGTCCCTTTTCAGGAACCTTTTGCTTGGGACCCTTCTTTGGTTCCTTTTTCGGGGGAGTCGGGTATTTCTTATTTTGCTAGAGCGGCTAGTGGTGAGTTTTTCTCTAAATCTCCTACGATAGGGTGGAGTTTAGTAGATCCTGTTACAGAAAGGTCATTGGGCAGAAATGACATGCGACGTTCGCGCTTGTTTCAGGGTTTTAATATTTCGATATTAGACGAAACAGGATTGCTCGTCAAAAACATACATACAGGGTATCGCAGTAATTATGTTGAATTAGACACAAGCCATTTAGTTAATATTTTTAGTTCGGTCAAGGGGGATCCAGCCTTTACCACAGCGCATGGTGGGGTGGGGAAAGATCCTCGTAAAATGCGTTTAAAGGTTGTTGCGAATGATTATTACGGGCGCCAACATACGGGAGAATATTATTTAACGAGCCCGGAGCCGCGCATAACAGGGCTTAGTGTTGATATAGGGACATCCCTTAACTTCACTCCTTATATTACAAAAAGCACTGGTTTGATGGGCATTGGGTTTTATGCTTCTCATGTATCTGGTTTTGATCAGGCGGTCACTGGGTCAGGGGTAGCTTTATATGATTATGCGATGTTTGTGCCTGCGGCTGACGAAGGTAATTATGAAATTAATCCTCCTACCACTGAGTCTGGTCTTTTTTATAAGTTAGTACCATTTGATAATTTTGGCGCTGGCAGTGGTTTTTTGTACCCATCATCCATTAAGCCGTTTAATATTGATCCTTTGGCTTATTCGCAAGTTCCCTCTGGAATGACAGGGAGATTGGCTATTTCTCAAACAATCTTTGATAAGATCACGCGGCCGCAATTAATGCTGAAGTGGAACCGTGAGCTTGGTGGTGGTGTCGAGTATGAGGTTAAGGTAGAAGAAAGCGGAAAGTTTGTCAATCGTGCCCAAACGCTTTCAACAATGACTCCCTCTATAATAGGGGTTTCTAATTTGGTGCATGGGACAGGTACGGGAAGGTTAGATCAGCGTTTTATTACTTTAAATCCTAGTTTATTGGATCCTGTTTATAGCGGGCGAGAGGGGGCGCCTATTTTTGAAGCTTATACAGAAGTGGATCCCGGGAGTGACCCATCAACAGGTACCGGTATTAAATGGAGGGAACATACTTTATTTATTGATTATTTAGAATCGTTACCCCCGGGGTTTCAGCCTCGAGCTCAACAAACAATACGGGAAGTGGCTTTTGCTTCTGGTTTTACTGAATCTAATACAATTTACTTTGGGATTACGGGGTACGATACGGATAATCCACTTCCGTTCCCCTCAGGAAAGAAATTAGAAGACTATGTTTATTCGGGTATCTACTCTCCTGTTAGAAGTGGAGGTAGAGCTACTTCTAATGAAGGTTCAGCGGGAGAAGCGGGTTATAATCCTTATTATGGGCAAATGATTACGGGTGGGACGGGACATTTGGTTGCCAAGAATATTTCTGGCTTTCTTGTAACTGAATATGAGCCCCGCCTTTTGTTGGATGTTTATGATGATACTAATTATCAGATTAGTGTGCGTGGCATTACGCCCGGAAACGTCGCCTCTTCTTTTACTGATCCGTTTGAATTGCTAACAGGTCAGATTCATGATGCAATTACAGGCGCAGGGTTTATAAGAGGAGGGGGTTCTTCAGGTACTTC